TCACTAAACAAATGTAACAAAAAAACAAAGCTAGCGATATTGGCTAACGACAGTGCCCACGCGCAAGCACAAGCTCTCGATATTATTCGCGCGTTTAACGCAGACGGATACTCGCTAACTTACGGCACTTATAAAGATACAGACTTATCCAGATTATTCTGTGGGCTGGCCTTCAACACCTTCACACACAAGTTCTGCTACACTTGGACTGCAACCGAGTGCAATAAAGTTCCCTGTTGTTACGTATTTGGAGAGCGGTTCTATCTGCGTAACGTGATCCTGAGATACTTAGATATCCCCAAAGACGATCTGATCACGAAAAACAGCTGCAAGTGCGGCGGCTGTGTCAACCCGTATCACTTTGCGTACGTGACTGAGAAAAACGAGAAGCTGTCTAGCGGTGACCTCAAATTGCTAGTAGCCTACCGAAGCCAAGGCGCTGGGGTCGCCCAGATTGCCACGGCGCTCAAGGTACACCGCTCAACCATCTACAGAAGACTTAAGGATGAACCTCTTCCTTCTCGGACTTAAGGTTACAGACGAAGCGATTGAAGACGAAGGCATCATCAGCGTCATTGCTGAAAGCCTACCTTCTAACGAAAAAAGGGTGGCTACTAAAGTAGTGGTTGCTCAGCAGAGCAAGCATTACGTTGGGAAGTTAATTAAAGAGCTCAAAAAAGATCAGACCATTCTGGCTCTCGGCCCCACAAAGCCGACACCGGATGGAGTTCTCAAAATGCAAGCCATGCTTGTGGTTACAGAGGAGAACTTCCACGATCTACTTGCCATCAACGTTTTCATGGCCACGGGTGGTCTCGGGCCGAAGTCGGATGAAGTCGAGTTGACTGACACAACGGTGACCAACCGGTCGCTGGCGTGGCAGTCTGACGAGAACGAAACCTCCTGGTTCAAGATCACCGGGTGGGGTGAGCTCTCGGCTCAACTGTCCGAACTCGCTCCCGGCACGCCAACCATCGTGGTTGGTAAGGTCTCCACGAGCGAAAAAGATGAAAAGTCTTACCTGAACTACACTGCAGACAAGATCCTGTACCTTCCTAAGTCCTCTAAAACTACTCCAAAGAAAGCCGCTGACCCCGAAAAAGGTAAAGTCGCCGCGGCTGCTATCGGTTCGATTGATTTCTCCCTCTGATCCTGGTATCTACTAATGGTGTTCATCGCTGGTCAATTTTCGCAAGACGAGATTCTCTGCAACGTCCCGCCCCATACGCTGCGTATCGATTTACAGGCACGTCGCTGGAAATCCGACGTAGATCCGGACTCCGCAATCGTCGATAAGAACGACAACGGAATCCCCATCGAGTTTGTCCTCTTGGGGTTCACTCCGTACTTCGGTAACCTCGGTCTGCGTAATCAGGAAGAGTTCCTGCGGATTGCTTACGTGGGCGTCACCCCTAACCACAGGTTGCTTCCGCCTCGCTGCGTGACGACCTCAATGATCTCAGGTAAGTCTTCGCAGAAGAACTTCATCAGTTACTTCCAAACGCTGTACAACAACCGGATCAACTGCGCATCGGTTATTACAGCGACTAAGTTTGTGACTCGCAGCTTTAACGAGCGCGATCCGATGACGGGAGCTGACGGCGCGAAAATCAACTTCAACGCGTTGGAGTTTAATGATAGGCCGACCTCTTCCCCCGAAGAGGAGAAGCTCATCCAGGACATCAATGACTGGCTGACGGACAAAGGGGGTACTCTGTGCGCCTCTGCGCTGAAGTCTCACATCCCGGGTTCCGATCTGGTTGAGCTGCCCCTCGGCACCGACCACGCTGAAATCAAAGCGAAATTCATCGAGAGTCGAGGCGAAGCTCCTGCACCTTCGTTCGCACCTCGGGCGAAGCCTAAGGAGTTGGCATCGGCTGCCGAGCCTCCGGAGGCTCCGTCCAAGAGTCCGAAGAAAGCCGTGGAGCTAACAGAGGAGCAGGCGAAAGCCCTCGGGCTCGACTTCTGAGGTAAACTCTTACCGAGCTTCTAACCTCTAAGCTCAACCCTGAAGGAGCTGGGGGCGAGTAATCGCCCCTTTTTTGCTGCGTTCAGCTTTCGACTTGTAAGGGATCAGGGCGCTCGATCGGACGCGGAGCGAGCAGTTCGTCGAACCCCGGCAGGATCACGGAATTCTTGGCGCACCAGCTAGCCAACCGGCTAAATAGGTGAGACCGAATCAAGTACTGCTTATGCACCGACTCAAAAATGTCTAACAGCTGATCACGGTCTAGCTTTGCCGCATCGACCATCACACGTTTATGTAGAAACTCTTGCTCTGTGTTCATCCATTCTAAATTTAACATGAAGCTTAGGATGCACCGTAACGATTTTAGACAAGCAGACGTTCCAGGAGCAAAAAATGTCGTTAAGATCTAGCGGATCAACATCCAAATCAATGACTGACGCGTTCTACACGATCCCCACGGGGGTCACACACGCTCTAATTAAACACTCATTTATCACAGGATCCATTTTGGTCCCGTATGATCCGCTTGGGATCCTGAGCGATCAGCTGAAGAAGCACCGGCTGACCGTCACCGTCAACAAAGACGAAGACAACTTGGTCGACCCTGTTTGGTGGGTTGCGCAGAAAGAGCGTAAGTACGACTGGGTGGTCGCGGCGACCCTCGGTATGGGGGACCGCACAGAGTACATCCTTGAGTATGGAATTCAAGTAGCCACTCAAGGAATCGCGGTCTTGGATCGACTGTCCTTCATTGAGCCCGTGGCGAAAAGGAAGAGTTTTTTACTCGCCAACAAAGTCAGCAATCTTATAGTGCTCAATCCGAGGCCCAAGTTCCGTACCGTGGGCTCCACGCGGGACTCGGTGACGAGTTGTTGGTTTCTCTTCCAACGGCCAGAGTGCTGGCACGATGGAACTCAGATAACATACGGACTCGACTGGGACCGTGTGGACCCACTTCCGCCTCTGCCATGACCTACACCCGCCGCGAAAAGTTTGACAGGTTCCAACGCGACGTTCTGGAGCAACTGTCAGAAACGAACAGACTACTCGAAAAGGTTTGTGCGCTGCTGGTGTCTGACCAACTTCTGCAGGAGTGTGTCTCCCCGAGCGGGGAGGCCCGCGCAGCTGAGGAATGCGCAGAGATTGTCAACGAAAGCTTCTGCGCCGGGATGTGCCTAAGCGAGGAGCTGAACAGCCACGCGCAGAGTTTCTCGTATCAGAAGTCTGAGTTCTTTATCGACGGTCAGGACGAGGAAGAGGATGACGATAACGAAGAAGTAGATGACGAAGATGATGACGAAGACGATGACGATCGCACCTCGAACTTCTCAATGGCTTTTTAACAAAATCGATTAGAGTTGGGATAATTCGACACTAAATCGTGTCCCAGACAAGGTTAACTCTGAACGGCCTACGGCATTATGTTTGTGATGGAGTTCCCCGTCCGCTACCGTCCGTAACGTCTGTTCTGTCTGCCACGCAGACGGAAGAAACGCGTAAGAAGCTGAATGCGTGGAATCTAAGCAACCCAGGAGCGCTAGAAAAAGCAGCCGAACGCGGCACCTGGATTCACAGCGCGACGGAGAATCACATTCGCGGGATCACCGTAAACCCGCCGGAAGAATACAAACCGTATTGGCGGGGCGTACCTGAAAAACTCGACGAGCTCCTGGGCAACAGTAGGGTCCTATGGAGTGAGTCGCCCTATAACCAACCCCAATGGCGTAAATACGTAGGGGAAGACGGCGTGGGCCGTCTGCATTACTACGACGAGAAAACAAATCAAGGTTACGCAGGTTGCCCTGATTTAATCTATAGAGACGAAAACGGCGAGACAATTCTGGCTGACTTCAAAACCAGCACGTCCCCGTACTCACTTAACTTCCCAAAAGCAAATTCAGACGTACCAGATAACGTGAAGAAAGCCCTCATAGGAGGTGTGTTCAAAGCTAAGAAAACAATGATGCAAATGGCGGCGTACGCATTAGCCGCTGAGGAATGCTTAGGCTTAAAAATCGACAAAACGCGCATCATCGTCTCCACGCCGCTGCCGGAATACGACGTCCAAGTGTTCTCCTTTAGTCGCGCTCAAGTAGACAAACACACGGAACAATGGTTAACAGTCCTGAGACAATTTTACGACTTACAAAAAGCATGAGAGTCTGCTCTTTTACCTAAGGGGCGGAAAGCTTAACGGCGACTTCCGCTGCGCCGCAAGCGAAGTCGTGGCACAATGGCAAGACTAGGAGGTCTCGTGAAGTTCGTTTACAGCCGCAATCAAAAAGTCTCAGAAGTCTTAAACCCTAAGACAGGCAAGATCGCCACAGGTGGCAACTTTCGAGCCTTCAACGAGAACTGGATTGCGTGCGAAAGCGATATCGACGAGCTGATTAAGTTTGTCTGCGACGACAAAAACGGATTGTGCGCGTGGCACCTACTCGAAGGACGGCGTAGAGAAAAAGAGACCGGTTGTATTCAAGCCGGTCTAATTATCATCGACATAGATAATCAAGCCGACGGAAAAGATGCTGATGGAAATAAGATTCAGGATCAACAGCTTACTGTCCCAGAGGCTTTAGATCTAGAATTCTGTAAAAAGTACCTAACAGCAGCATATCTCTCACCTAGTCACACACCCAGTTGGCCGCGATTCAGATTAGTTTTTGGGCTTGAAAAGCCAATAATTGATACTAAGTTTTATCAATGGTTTACTCGTTATATAGCTGAGAAGATACCAGGCTCCGACAGACGGGCCACCCAAGTCCCTAATTTGTTTTATGGGGGCTTAGGTGTCGAGAGTATCCTTGGCGTCTTTTCAAACTACATACCGGCAGAGAAGGTCGAAGAAGCCTACGCTGCGTACCAGGCGCTCCCACGCGGAGACGACGGTGAACGGGACGCGGAAGCCTACCTGAACACTGCGGTAGCCCCGGAAGGCGCTGATCTGCCTCAGCTGCTCAGTCGGACGGTGAAGGCGATGCTCGACGGGCAGCCTGTGGACGACCGCTCCTTTGCAATGACGGTCGCACTCAAGGAAATCCTGGGCTGGTGCAACTGGTTGAACGCTAACGGGATTCCGGCAGCCGACGCCCCCTTGACAACTGCACAGCTCATATTCGAGAATATCTACGAGTACGGCACCGAGCTGGATGGCAAGTTTTCCAGAATCTTAAATAGCGTAAGCAGCCCGACAGAACTGAGGCCCGCCATCCTGATGGCCTCTGAAGAGGGAGAACTAGCAGCCTGGCGGCGGCTGCGACGAACGAGCCCCGAGGCATTTGACGAGTACTGCCCGGAGGCCGTCCGCACAGAAATTCAAAACAAAAAACCCAAACCGTCGAACTCGGTTCTGTCTTTCGACGAGCTCCTTAATTTCGACACCACTTCATCGATGCCTGCTGCCGAGCAGGAAGTCGCTGAAACATCCACATCAACACCAACACCCAAGACACCCGTGGCCACCACGCCGTCAACGCCAGCTCAGCTGGTTCAGATTCAACAAAACAATCGTCAGTTCTCGGAAAATGACGTAGCGGATATCATTGTAAACAATTACGGCGGTGAGTTTCTATTCGACTCCAGCCTAGATGAGTTCTTTACGTACGATAGAGATCAGAAGGTTTGGTATCTACAAGACGAGCAGCACATCAAACGCCGCATTGTAAAAACCTTAGACACCTTTGTGACAGCGGGTGTGCTCCCGAGGTACAACTCGGCAACCATCAGTTCGGTGTATCACATCCTGAAAGCCAAACTCCTCAAGTCTGTGGACGGAGGACGCGTTTCGATCTGGACGCGCAGCCGGGGCAAGATCCCTTTCTGCAACGGCGTGCTGGATGCGGACACGTTTGAGTTTGAAACGGAGAACCAGAAGGATCTTTATCTACGAAGCCGGCTGCCGTATCCCTATGACGCGTCCGCAAAGTGTCCTCAGTTTTTGCAGTGGCTGGACTCCTGCGTGGGAACAGAGAAGGTCATCATCCTTAGGGCTTTCTGCCGCGCGCTGCTGACGGGGTACACAACAGGAGAGCGCTTCCTTCACCTCGTGGGTCCTGGAGGCACCGGTAAGTCCACGCTGCAGCAGCTTCTGATTGCTCTCGCGGGCTTTGCGGCGACGCACACCAGCAACCTGGAGATCATCGAAACAAATAAATTTGAATGTCACAACCTGATCGGCAAAAAGCTTCTCCTACTTACTGACGAAGCTAACTTCAACAAGCGGTTGGACGTTCTTAAAAAGATTACGTCCGCCTCTGACACTCTGCGTGCGGAGCGTAAGTACGGTAAGGAAGTTATCAGTTTCAAGCCCGAAGTTCTGGTTTGTATCGCATCCAACGAGCACATCAGTAGCTCTGATATCAGCAGCGGTCTAGAGCGACGTCGACTGACCATCATCATGGATAAGGTAGTGCCGCCATCGCAGCGGCGTGATCTCCTGAATATCTACCAAGATCGCGTCGAAGGCGAGCTGGTGCCTGAACTCAGTGGCGTAGTCACCTGGGCGCTATCCATGCCATTCGACGAGATGCGAGACGTGCTGGCGAATCCCGTCAAGCACGTGCCGTCTCTCAACGCGACCAACCTCGAAGCCTTGATCTTCAATAATCCGTACGTAGCGTGGTTGGCAGAGTGCACGATGTACGCTCCCAACAGCTACAGCAATATCGGCGGCGGCGCGTTTCGTCCCAGCATCGACGAAAGCGAGAGGGGGCTGTTTGTTAAAAACGCATACATGGAACTGTATGCTAGCTATGTAAACTTCTGCAAATCTAACGGATACAAGCACTCCGCAAAACCGCGGTTCATCGACAGATTAAAAGAAACCGTTCGCAACGTCTTAAAGGTAGACGGTGTGGGACCTAAGTTCCAGAGGGGTAAAGCCGTATTCACTGGTTTACGATTGAAGCCCTACGATGTCACCACGGATCGCGCCGCATTCGGCGACACCCGGTTGCCCTCCCCCGTGGAATGGGCATCCAACCCCGATCCCGCCGAGTGGCAGGTTGCATTTCAAACGCATGACAAAGCTCCCGAAACCGAATCTGATTAGTTCTCTTACAGGATTTAGCGCAGGTGTCGTACTTCTTTCAGCGGTCTTCAGCCCTAGCAATCTTTCTCTGGCATTCACTGGTGCTGGTGCCTTACTGGCCGGCGCTTCTGTTGCGAAGGAAACTTCGCGCAAACGGGAGACGTCAGCAGCCGAAGCAGGACGCGTAGCCGCAAGTTTCGGAATTCTGTACGAACAGAACAAAGGTCTGATCATCCCGGAGCAGCTGAGCCTCACTAGCGACATTCCGTTCGAAAACGCGCTGATGTTTTTAGAAGCCTTAGCGCAGGCTCAGAACGGCGAAAAAGTGGTGCTGCAGGAAGGGATGTTCTTTCGGTTTCCGCACCCCGAGAGTGTTCTGGATCAACTGACAGCCAATGCCACGGCGTGGGCCGACAGCCGATTGGAAGGAGTTTTGGCTGAGAACAACTTCCTAAAGCAGCAGATCCTGATGATTCAAACAGCAGCTCTCAAAACAGCAGGGGCCGCAGCGGCCTCTGTTCCGCCGGTGGCGCCCCAGCCTACTGACGACCCGTGGCAAAATCTGCTACGATAAGAGTTGCTAGCAAGGCGAGTCTAAAGGGGGCCCATGAAGCCCCCTTTCGCTTAGCTGAGATGGCTCCACCCGCTAAGCCCAGGATTAAGCCCAGCGGATGCTTCGGCCTGCACTGCCGCGATTGTGCAGGGAAGGAGCTCAATGAGGGCGTTACCGATAGCGTCGGAGATAACCTTATGCTCGTACTGAGTTCCCGGAGCCGAGCGCAGACCCACATAAAATATCCAGCTGCGCACAGAGCCCGTCATGTGTAACCGAGTCGGCATCGCGACAGGAAGGACATTTCGAGCGCACTCTTTGGCCACGCCAGCCGCAAGCATCTCGTCGTATAGCCGTTGGATATCCGCGAACAGCGTCTCGATGGCCGGCCGGAATCGAGCTTCGATAGCGTCGGTCTCGTAAGCGACGCTGTTCTGACGGTTTTTAAGATCCTGAGCCCGCAGTTCAAAGCTTGCTGCAAGCTCGGTTTCGTCGGGGAGAATCGATGTGGGATCCGAATACCGTTGACTTAGCTCTTGAAAACTGAACGAGCGGTGGCGCAGGATCTGTTGTGATACTGCCCGAGACGTCACAATTTGAAACGATGCGCAGGCTTGCTCGAAAACACTCCAATGCGAGTGCTTTATGCAGTAACGCAACAGTTTCTCGAAGTCGTCACGATCGGGATCCAGAGTGGAAACCCGAGCATGACGGGCCATCACCTGCTCCGCCTCGGGTGTTATCCAATCCAACCGAGCGGCGGGGAACTCAGGAGATGCCACGCGGGGTGTTCAGCTGCCCCTGATACTACTTCAGGTGGAGGGGTTGGCCGCCTGGTAGCGCAAACGTCGAGTGACTTCGCTAGGTGTGATTCCGGCTAAACGGGTGGAATCCAGATTGAGACGCTGCCCCGCCATACGAATCGGAAAATCAGAGTCGCGCATCAGGTCCTCGCCGCCTTTTTAGCCTTAGCTAAAGTCATAAGATTGTTAACCGTATTATGATCGAGAACTGGGTAATCGGTCGGGACGACGCGAGTACTAAGAAAACTCTGTTTTGCGTTCAGTAAGAGCTCTTCCTGCAGGCGCAGACGTTGCTCGGGCTTCTCTTGCGCCAAGGAGAGCATGTATTGCTCCTGGCTCATATCATCGGGGCTGTCAGGCGCCGCAATTGCGCGGGGGTTGTAGCCGGCAACGCCGATCGGGTGATGACTGGTCTTGATATTTGCGTCCGAGTACTCGACGGGTTGGACCGGGGGACGTGTATAAACGCCCCGATCGTGCTCCAGTTGGGAAGCCACGCGGGTCGTGCGATCAAATATTTGCGCGCGACGGATCGTCAGGTCGGGCTCTCGGTTGTAGCCCATAAAACCGGGCATGAACTTGGGCTGACCCGCTGCGTCCGGGTTTCTGCCGCTGCTTACGCCAGGAATTACTGCCACTACTGATCCCGCCGATTGGCATTCTTGTCCCTCATTCTAATATTATCCGGCGAATTATCTAACGGGTTTTTGTTCTTGTGATCGACTTCACGCGAGTCCCCCTTGTGCGTCTTACCGTTCTTAACCATGTAGGCACGCGCCTTATTGCGAGACGCGCGCCGTTTGATCTGTTCGGGTTTACCGTGATAATCCTTATACTCTTTATCGTAATCCCGGGCCATGCCAAGTAAATCGTATAACTAAGTCTACAAACGCAAAGACCTGACGTCTAAACGTCGCATAGAGGTTCGCAAACAGGATCAGACTGAAGGGGATCATCTAATAAATCTTTGACGGACAGATCCAAATCACCAGCAATGTAGGCGTCTCTAAATGACTCGATCAGATCAGAGGAGAACCTTTGATACAAACCTGTGTAACAATGATCCTCTGGTTTATACAAGGCATACAAAAAGTCTAAAAAGTCTGATTTACCTTGTTCATGTTTAGCATCCCACTCGCGTAAAATTTTCTCCCCGTCATACTTAGACGAAGTTTCGGGTTCGTTCACAACGTACACCTTCCAGGACATTTTCAATCAGGGCGCTGCGGTAGGCTAACATGCGAGCCATTTCACGGGTTATAAGTTCCCCGAGAGGACTCTGATCTTCATCCCAGTTAAAGGTTTTCTCTTGGGCCCGAAGATCGGCGCAGCGCGCAATATTCAGCCACGCAGTCGCGGAAAGCTGAGTAGTTAGGGTCATTTGGATGCCTTGATATACCAACCGCTCTTAGGGCTCTCAACAAGCCAGCGCGGCTCTAAATTTTTCCTGGAGTACACAAGCTGCTTGCCGTTTGTGTTTACATATTCACCGCGAATTAAATCCAAATCACCATAAGGATCATTGACGACGTACCCCTTCCCGTCTGCGGTTTTGCCGATGACGATGATCCAATGGCCATTACCTTTAGGCGAATGGACGGGGCCTTTGTGCAAGATGCCGATAGGCACAGGAATTCGTTTGGCTAACTGAGAGTCCAGCGCCGTCCACGATCCGTCTTGACGGAACTGCGCGTCAACCCCGTACTCGTGCAAAACCTTTATCTGTGTAGAAGCATCCTCCGATTCGCCGTATTTATACACAGTTTTCAAGTACTCATCATCTGACGCGATGGCGTCGGGCTTGAGGAACTTAAGCAGCATTGCGTTAGCGCTGCTGTAGCAAGTACTCAGAGGATTAGTGTAGTTATCTCGTTGTGAAAAGTAAGGAACAGATAAAACAAATGGCTCGCCAGTTGGCAGAGAAGGGGAAGGTGCGGCTGCGTCATTGATAATCTTGAAGTCGTCGGGCCAGAACCACCATTCAGAGTTTGGCTGGGCAGCGAGGCGTACGCGGTAGTGCCGCTCCCCGGGGAGCATGCTAATTTCGGCCCACTCGTGAGCGGAGCCCTTGGGAACAAAAAGCTTCTTCTCGGCAGGCAGATCCGAAGACTGCTTAGGCTCCCGTTTAAGCCACGTGTCTCGCTCGGCCAGAATCGAGGTCTTCAAGAGCGGATGCAGAACTTTCGTCAAGAATAGCTCTTTTTCCGCCTCGCGCCTGCGTTTTAATCCTTCTACAACAACACCGTCTGCTTTACACCATTTTAAAAACTCAGAAGCAGTTACGGTTTTGCTGGTGCGCGCGTTGAATAATTTCAACAACGTGGATGACGCGAACGCATGCAGTCCAACGTTGTACGCAAAGCTTACAAACGCATCAAATTCATTCTGATTTATGGAGACAAACACCAACGAAGTTACGCCAGTCTCAAACACTCGGACGTCTTTAAGTAGCAGCTGATCAGCCTCTTCTTGCGTAATAAGCTGACCCTCTTTTACGTCCGCGCCAGTGTGGCCGTAACCAATAGTTAGAACGTTTGCTATATCCCGATACGCACGAAGGCGACACCCTTCGAATCGCTTCAGAAGGTCAAGACCGCTTTGAGAAAGTCTCACCGAACTTGGAGGTCGATCCCCACACGATACTCACAGCCAGAGCGGCCCTTCACCTGAATGTAGGCGTAGTGAACACCGCTGGCAGCGATACGCTGTTGAGTAATCGCGGTCTTACGTGCGCTGTATTTAGAGGGAGACGCCACCATGACTTCGGTTCCCGCGGCGTTGAGGATTACCACGTCGCCGCAGTTATTCTGATCGCGGATATCGACCTGCAGAATGCCGGTGCCGTTAACGACCAAGGGGTAGTAATCAGCAATGCCGTACAGACCGTCGGCAACATACGAACGCGCCGCGGCAGTAGTGACGACGATACCGCTGGCACTGAACTGGCGACGCTGATCGAAATGCGTAGAGGTGGAGCGCTGACTGGTCGTCGAAACGCCACTAGCCAGAACGCTATTTAACTCTAAATTTTTGGTGAACTGGCTCACAATCAGAACCCCAGATAGTGTTAGTTTAAACCATAATTTTCGTCTGTAAGGGCGACGGCGCTGTAAAATTTAAATACTTGGGAAAGAGGGAGTGGGCCCCGAAGCAGTAATCGCGGCGCTGGCCACGGTGCTCGGCCTGTTTACGTGGTCGCATCAACAGCGGCAGGCAATCATAAACTCCAGGTTTGAATCTATAAAGAAAAGAGTAGAGTCGGTAGAAGATAAAATCGAAGAACTACCAGTAAAGTATGTACTGAAGTCTGACTTAAACACGGAGTTAGGAGACATACGATTATGGTTAAGAAGTATTAACGACAAATTAGATCGCCTTATTATGAGCAGATCCGATGAAAAACCCTAACTACAACATATGGTATGCTCTGCTTTATGAAGTAATAGACGCATTAAGCAGTCACTATAAATCATTAAAAAAGTATAAAATAATTATTTTAATATTAAAACACTGTAAAAGAGACTGGGTCTTATGGAAGATTGAGTCCACGCTGATTTCAGTAGACAAACAGATAGATCAAATTAAAAAGGAGTGGGATCAACGGCAGCCCCCGAAGTTCGTCTACACAGAGCTGCCGGCGGACGGCTCGAAGGCACAAGACTTACTAGGCGGTGAAATGCGGATTACGGGAAACTACAAAAAGGACTGAGTACAATAAAAGTACCCACTTAGGGATCATGGAAAACCTCATCAACCACGTGGAGCAGCTGCTGGCTGTTCTGTTTGCCATTCATGCTCTGGCACTGACGATCGTTAACCTAACGGATACCCCGAAAGACGACGAAGCGGTCGCTAAGTACTACCGAATCCTGGAAGTATTTGCCGGAATTGTTACAAAACTGGCTAAGCGCTGAGGCGTACGGATAGTGGAGTCTCGCAGAGCGCTAAGTAATGCCGCGCAGACTCCACTTCGTTATGGTCTTGATTAACCCAATTTAAGAGTTTTTGCTCGCGCTCAGGTGTCCAAAACTCCTGGGATCGATACCAGGAAAACCATAATAAATCAGATTTAGCTAAGTTACAACAGGCACAGGAAACCACTAAATTACTTCTAGCAGTCGACCCTCCTTTAGCCTTGGGAACGACGTGATCCAACGTAGAGGCTTTGTCTCGATCGCAGTAAGCGCAACGATGTTCCCACGCTTCAAAAATGTCTTTTCTGAATCTTTTTCTAGCTTTGCTCCGCTGTAAACACTTGAGTTCGAAAAGTAAGTCACCTTCGACCACAAAAAGTGGAGCGGCTCTTTCGTAGTTTAGCCAGCAGGCAGAGCTAAATATTTAAGCTGGGACTAATTTAGGCACCGGTCTTTCAAGAGAAACGATCGCCCAATCCGCGGCCGAAAAACACTCACTAAGATACTCGCAAGCTTTACGAGGATTTGTTTTGTCGCCGCAAGTATAAACATCCACTGCGGCATATCCTAGCTCCGGCCAAGTATGGATAGAAATATGACTCTCAGCCAGCAACACAAAACCTGTAACACCCTGAGGTTCAAAGACGTGAGTCTTAATGTCCAGCAACGTAGCACCTGCCACAGAGGCAGCTTCAGCTAACGACGTGTGAACAAAAGCCTCGTCATTCAGCTTGGCTGAATCCGCACCGTAAATTTCTTGGATGCAGTGTTTGCCGGCCAATTACAGCACCCAAACAATTTAAATTTTAAACGGACCGGTGCATTACGCTACACGGTTTACGGTGAGAATAACAGAAGGGGTTGCAGGGCGATCCGGCGAAACCCGAGAACCGGAAGCCAGGATGCGAACAGCTGTGTCCAGCGCGTGCCAGCGTATCTGAGCGTGCTCGTTGTTGTCTAACAACAGGAACCAATTCCAAGCTGCAACATAACGAGTATTGTTTTTATCTAGCGTAATGTTCGTGTTAGACCACGGTACATTTTCGTTATTCTTGGCGAGCCAGATTTCTAATTCGTCAGTACCAGCATCTGTTTTGTCTAGCTGAGCTGAGAATTGAATATTGTAAACACCAGAATTAACAACGTGAATTAAACTTCCGGAAACAATAGAGACACCTTTAGAGATGTCTGTACTGTCGTAGCGCATAACGTTATAATAGCCATTACCGCTCGGATTAGTCTGCGTTGTGGTATCAAAAAAACTTCCGTAATACGGAGTAACCCCGCTACCGATGGTGTTAACGACAGCGGTGGCAATGCCGCTTACAGCTGTAGTAAAAACAGTAGATTGGTTTAGTGAATTTTGAATACCACTAAGGGAAATCTGTTTAGGTTGTGCGTCAGCGTCTTTTTCCTCTAGCTCTAAAACTAAAAACGCATCATTATCTACAACTTTATTAGTACGTTGTAAGTACGTAAGTGAGGAGACCAGACGATTAAATTCGAGGGCCCGCCCCCAGTTACGCCTAGACATGAATAAAAACTACGCTAGCTCTAACTATAGAAGTTTACTGGCTATTGCCACAGAGGGGTTTAAGAAACAGAAGAAAGGTACAAAAGACCAATAGCTGCGGTCAGGACAATAAAGAGAAAAACGATTACGTAGGAATTAATCATTGTTAAAAATACGTTTAGTGTGCAGGTCTACTGGGGTAGACGAAGTTGCAGTGATTCCTCGTACGCTTTGCGTTCTGCTGCATGTTGCTCGGCAATAGCCGCCTCAGCACGTAGCCAGTCCGCAGTCTCGCCAGGGTCTAAATCAAGCTGCTTGTCACCGCGCTGTTCAATACGCTCCGCCAGCTCCTCCAGCAGCACTTGAGCCTGCGAGGGATGGATGTGCAGACAAAACAAACTCGGGTGGTTGCGGAGCTGGAGCCAGAGGGGGTCTGCCATTAGCTCGTCATCTGTCGGCCCCTCGGCCTCGGGCTCAGCTAGGGCGGCGCGGGCGCGGTCGGCCAGTGGGTGCCGCTGACGGCGATCGTCCATCAGAAGTTGCTGGTAGTGGTCCAGCTCGGCGGCCATCTCGGTGACGAGGGCGCGGAAGTCAGTCATCGAGTTGCTCCAGGGCGCGGCGGATGGTGGGCAGTGCCTCAGACACAGTGATGCAGTCACCCCTCATCACAGCGTCGTCCAGCTCTGCAATGGCCTGCTCCTTCAAGGACGGCGGGTTGGGGCGTCGGGCGGCGCGGAGTTCAGTTGCAGCAAGAGCAGCACCAGGCGACCTTTCAGCTAGCCACTCACAGCACGCCTCCAGTTCCTGGTCGGCCCCTGCTTGGAACACTCGGCGAAGTACAACATCAGTTGGCTCGTGTTCATATGCCCACTGTTCTTCCCACTGCTTGAGAAGCCCTGGCGGTGGGGTGATGTTGTTTTCAGTCATCAATCTGCTCCAAGGCGCGGCGGATGATGGCGACTTCGGACTCTCCAAGTCGATACTCAGGATTGCCAAGCATGATTGGTCCGTCAGTCTTTGCCAGCAGACTTAGCGCCTGCTCCTTCAAGGATGGTGGCTTGGGGCGGCGGGCAGTGCGGAGTTCTGCTGCGCGGAAGGGTCCACGCAAGTTCTTGATTTCGTCGTACCACTTGGGATCCGTAAGTTGTCTGCAACAGGCCGCAAGCTCCATATCGGCTCCCCATTGAGCGGCTCTGTTGGCGAACTCGACTTCGCAAGAGAAGCACTCTTGGGCGTCTCCGAAAATGTCAGCAGTCCACTGTTGCACCAGCTCCGGCGGCGGGGTGATTGGGTGTTGATTAGTCATTGGTTTGGCTGTAAATTAAGATAAAATTAAAAGAATCAAACCCATTAAAGATAGAAAGATTCCAATTACCATGAGTTGGTTAGCAGTCATCAGTCCTCCATCAATTTGTATCCAAGGGCAGTCAATAGTCGTTGCGTTTGCTGCTTAGCCACTTCCGGGTCTTCTTCACTTGCAAGTTGAGCATCTGCAAGCTTACAAGCCAGTTCGCGGTCATCCATGCCAAGCGCAGAGGCAATGCATGTACGAATCCGAGAAGCATCAGAACGAGAAAGGACAACACCTTGCGGTCCAACTGGTCCCGCCATTCGGATCCAATCGCAAGCGTATGTGTAGGGATAGCGTGAGTCAGTCATCGAGCTGCTCCAGGGCGCGGCGGATGATGTCGCTGTCGCCAAGCTTGTCAGTTCCAGCGTCGATGGCGTTGATTGCCTGCAGCGCCTGCTCCTTCAAGCTCGGCGGCGTGGGGCGCATTGCTTCTTTTAATACATCACCTATCGGAGTAATTTTCAGGTGTGTTTCGTTAAGGGCATTGTGGTCTAGCCACCTTGCGTCGAGTTCAAGCTGTTGATCGGCACCCCAGCGGGCGGCTTGGGTGGCGATGTGGTGTTCGTAGGCATTGTTGGCGGCAGCGTCTGCAGGGCCGCTTCTTCGCCACTGCTGCACCAGCTCAGGCGGCGGAGTGATCGGGGATGAGTCAGTCATCGAGTTGCTCCAGTGCTTGTCGGATGATGTTTGCTGCATCTTGTTCAAATGAAGCAATGGAAATATCATCTAATGCTTTCAATGCCTGCGCCCTCCAGCTCGGCGGCTTGGGGCGGCGGGCGGTCCAAATATCTTCAGCTAAAAGTACTCGGAGCCTAGTCTCGTCAATGTAAATACGACCCGCTCCATCTCTAATCTCCACAAGACACGCCTCCAGCTCCTGGTCAGCTCCCCAGCGGGCGGCCTGGGTGGCGATTTGTTGCCGGCTTGCCTCAGAGAGGCCGCGCTGCTCCTCAAACCACTGCTGCACCAGCTCCGGCGGTGGGGTGATGTCAGTCATTGAGCAGCCCTCCGTCAACGAGACCGTCGCACCATTCCTTGAACGGTGCTTCGATCTGGGCCATCGCTTTGTTGTCAACGGTCTCGGGCTTGCGGATCATGGAGATCGCCAGGCCGAGAGCATCGCCCAGGCGGTTCTCAAGGCTGTCCAGGGGCACGAACTTGTAGTCGGTCATCAGTTGGCTCCCTCCAGTTCGCGGAAGAGGTCCTCGTTGCAGGTGGCGTACAGCTCAACGCCGCGCAGCACGCCCATCAGCTCGACGGGGTTGAGGTTGGGGTAGTCCTTGAGCAGCAGCTTCTCGATGGCCTTGCGGCGATCAATCCACACCAGCGCACCGGCATGGACGTCGTAGCTGCTGTAGA